AACTACTCGGGGGACTCCCGACCACTTGTTTCATGTGTTATTAATATGAACTGGTTGAGGTAGAAGTATACCCTACACCAGCACTGCTTTCACCACTACTAATGGTGTCTACTTCACCTGTCACCTTAATATCTTCAGAAGAAATGTCTACTAGATTACCTCTAGTTGCAACGACATCATTTCCCGAAGGGATAACTGTGAAGTCAATCGATGAATTAGTATTAACTGTTAAAGTAATATTAATGGCATTGATTGTAATCTTTCCTGTAGAATAGTCAACTGTTCCAGCTGCACTATCCTGATAAAGTCTAGTTGACCCTGATAGGTAATATCTTCTTAGATTACCTTTTCCATCATCGTCAAAATAATTGATATTGACTGAGTCACCTTGGACATAAAAACCTGTTGATGTTGTAATTCCACCTGAGTCCATGTTATGACCAGCATGTGGATTATAAAGTTGATTACCAAAAAGAACATCATATCCTTTTGTTTCTCCTACTTTAATTGACTTATTTTTTCTCAATCTAATATTACATGTATTAGATAGAACTGCAGTGTTAGATTCGTCTACTGATTTAAGTAGATTAGAATGTCTGAATATTGAATCAAAGTTCTTTAAGTTATCTGTATCAAACTTTTGAATTGCAGTGTTTACAATTGCTTCTAACTCACCCATTGATAGGTCTGTTGAATTTTCATTGTATTTGAATACACATGAAATTAGAATCTTAACAATCTCTGCATCAATTATCTTAGGTCTAACAGTTAACATATTTAAGTCGTTTAATTTTTTTGTGACCAATGACTTTTCTGTATCTGATAGATAATCTGAATTTTGTGGTTTAAGTGCAACGAACACTTTACCATATTCGGGTGGGTCATTATCTTCTCCACCCCATACTGCAACTGCATCTGCATTTGGATAATACTCTTGCACCTTTGCTTTATAGTCGTTTAATGTGACTAGTCTGTTTTGTGAAGTATAGAATTTTGTTGCTTTGAACTTAATTGATTCTATACTTTCTTTTTCTGCACCACCACTTGCTGGTGAAACGTTAGTCACTGCATGGTTTGTGAATCCGTTTACAACTCCGTTAAGTGCAAATTGACTAGCACCATTTGCATGGTCTTGGTCAACTATAATATAAGTCACGTCTATAACGTCTCCGTCTAATAATGACTTACCTAATGTCCCGTCACCAAAGTATATTTCAATATAACCTTCTTCATTCTCTTGTGCATAATATACAGTAGAGGTTGTAGTGATATTTGAAATACCTGTAGAAAGTGTGTATGTTTCTGTTGCACCACCACTGGTGACTGAAACAATCATCTTACCTTTGTCTACTCTTTCATTTGATAAAACGAATTTAGGGTTTGCAAGTTGATTATCAAAGATAAATGAATCAGTTGCATAAGTCCCTTGAACAATACTTACGTCATTATAATTATATGAAGTTCCGTTTTGTGATGGTCTTTTTGTTGTTGTGACTACAAAGTTGTATGAACTTCCGTCATACACTGTCACGAAGGTTGTTCCTCTGAGTAATTGCATCTCGGTGGTTGTCGGGTAAGTTCCATCTGCATTTCTTACTTGTTTCATTTCAAGGTTTACTATTGCAGTTGAACATGACTCAGAAGAAGGAACGAATCCTAAATCCTTTGCACGTGATACAACGTTCTTTCTGATTTGAGCAGAATCTAAAAAGAGTTCTGAGGCTGCAATGTTGGTGTTGATTGCACCAATGTGTGATGAATATGCAAGAAGGTCAACTAGAACTGAAAGAGAAGACCCCTCAAAGTTATAGTCTTTAAATTGTTCTTGTCCTTTGAGATAATTCTTAAGATTATCTGCAATATTCTCAAAATCTAAATCTGTAATGTTTAATTGTGAACTGTTTATTGCCATTATCGTGTCCTTGAAACGTTTATTTCTATCTCTTGATTAGGAGAACCATTAATTATGTTGTAAAAGATAGTCATGTCTAGTTTGTTATTATCTTGATTTGATAATGCAACTTGAACATTGTTGACACGAGGTTCTAAAATCTCTATTTCTTTTGCAAGTGTTATTTTCATTCTGTTTATTTGTCTATCAGTATTCAATTCGAATAATAAGTTTCTGATTGAACCACCAAAGTTTGGTTTAAAAGGTCTTTCAAATTTATTAGTTAAGACAATATTCCTAACTGACCTTTTGATTGCATCTGTATCGGTCTTTCTTACAACGTCACCTGTAATAGGGTGTTTACGAAAGAAGATATCTAAATCGGAATAGATATCCTTCGTTGCAACTGTTTTTCCGTTATTTACTAAATCTACCATATATCTATTTATACAAACTAATCGGGTTTCTTTGTCTTACCAGCAGAAGAACCTGAAGCAATTGTATGTTTATGTGTTGAAAGTTTAATACCCTTACCTTTGACCTCTCCACTTGCAGTAATACTACTTGAATTTGTCTGTTTACCAGTGACATCTAATGTCGATTGTAAAGTGGTTGCGTCTGACACTGTTAGTGTTCCAGTAATTGTTGTGTCTGATATAATTTCTGTTGTGTTATTACCAGTTATTGTAATCTTACCTTCTGATAATACGTCTGTTGTTCCTTTGAGGATATCTGCTTTTAGATTTCCTTCTGTAATCTCTGAAGTGACATTACCTTTTAACACTTTCATATCTACATTACCAGTGTTAACATTGATTGTCACGTTTCCTTTCTCTACTGTTAAGTCTGCATTACCAGCTATATAAATCTTGTCGTCCTTTGCAACTATCTGATAATTATCATTTACGATTCGTTGCACTACACTTCCATCAGGGTGAACTTCCTGAAACGTTCCTGACCTATGATAAGTTGAAAGTCTTTCTTTACCAAGTGTATCGTCCACTTCTATGACATGACCCGACTCTGATTGATACACTTTGTTATACGGGTATACTGGTTCTGCAACTGAGTCGGGGAAAGTGTGTCCTTCTATCTCAATCTTCTTATCTAATACAGATTCACCACGTGCAAGACTTGACACGTCTGACTCTCCAGTGTATAATGGATAGTAAGGTAGTAAATCCTCAGTGATTTCATCTTCTTCAATTGTAGAACCTGTTCCGTCATAATTAATTGTTAAGAAAACTGGTGACTTAGGTTGTGTATCAATTGCACTTGTTAGACCATGTGGTCGTCTTGAATCTTGTTCGGGGTTTGGTGCATCAGGTGTTCCCTCATAATCTGCAACTGTTAGTCTACGTGGGTCATTGAATCCTTTCTCTACACTTCTAGTTTGTTGATTACCCAATGCATCAACTCTATATCCAGTTTGTGGAACTCCTGTAGATACACCTAATACAACTGGGTCTTGACATGTATCTCCATCTCTAAAAAATCCAAAGACTGTTGCACCTTCAACTAATCCATGTTGACTTCCAATTCCTGAAAGACCAGCAGAAGTTGTTGGTAATAGAACTTGAGCCCATGGTAAGTCGGGTGTTGCAATCTTTAATTTGTTATCTGTATGAATTCCATGTATACGAACACGAACACGTCCAATCATTAGAGGGTCATGTCGGTCTTCTACTATTCCAAAAAACTGTTTCATTATATTTGTCTCGCAGGTTCAACTTCTTGTAATGGTTTTGCTTCTGTTATCTCTTTTGCAAAACTTTCTTTAACACATTCTAAATGCATTTCACCTTCTTTCTCTGCTATATCTAACATAATAGATAAATCAGTAATTAAGTATCTGTTATCATTCACCTCATCAGTTTTACCAACACCTGATTCGGGTTGAGGGATTAAAAGTTTAATTATGTTCCCTACAGTTAAGTCTGTTCTCATTGGTATGGTGACAATAATTTTATGTTGTTGTAATATCTCAAGTAATGCACGTCTTTCCAATTTTGCATTATCAACATATTTTAAACCTGAAAATGATTCAGGTGAACTAACAGTCGTTTCATTATCGAATTGGTGTGTTGTAGTGTTATCATAAATGACAAGACTCTCAAATTCTTTATTTGGTGGTAAATCAATATCAACCTCTGTCACGGAAGGAGATTTAGTTCTATCAATCATGTTCTCTGTTGTAAGTGATTTCTCATAATCACCAGTTCTAACTAAAGGAAATCCTGATAGGTGTTTACCACGTTTCATTGTTTCGTCTAAGTCATACACGAAATCTAATTCCTGTTTCTTAATCGGGTCGTATGTTTTTTGTAGAGATGCATATGCACCTCCGACTGTTCCTCTAAGTGTATCAAACTGTTGTGGTTTATAATATGATTTAATCATAGAGTTTAAACCACCAGCTGCATTTAAATCAATACTTTCAGTTTCCAAATCACCACTTCTTGGTTTGTATGAAAACTCTATTGGAAATTCTCTATTAAACATAGTGTCAATAGAACTAAATCTAAAACCACCATTTAATGTTTGAAAGAAGAACATACCATTCTTCCATTCTGCAGTCTCACCTATATTAGATTCTGCAACAACGTAATCAATAAAACTTCCAACTGTCCAATTGGGACATATGAATTGTAGATTCTTGGGTTCTGTTTCCTCAAACCAATCGAACTCTGAAGGTTTAAGATTTGCTTCTTCTATCAATGCATTCTGCAACATTCTGTCATAAGAACCTCTCATAACCTTACTCATTCTCTTTCTTCTTACATAGAACATTCTTGGGTCACAAAAGTTTAATTGGTATACTTGGGTTCCTTGTCTTCCTCTTTTGACATTACTTGCTTTGTATATTCTAAAAGTCTTATCTATGGTGAACTTCTTTTCGGGTTCTTGATTAAGACCTTCTTTCTGTTTGATTGAGATACGAATAAATTCTTGACCAGTGAATCGGAAGTTGGTTAAAAGATTAAGTCCGTCTAGAAGAGATATATTACCCGTGCAGAATTTATTGTAGATAGACTCAAAGAGTTCTACTCCCAATGTTAATTGAGTCACGTCAATTGAATCACCTTCTTGGTTGACAATCGCTAGTGCCTCAACTGAAAACTCACCTGCTTTTAAGTTGCTCATGATGACATTACTTTACCGAACTCTGATACTACCCTTCTGATATATTGTGGTTTAATGATTTTGATACTTCTATTCTCTTCGTTCTTTTCCCATTCACTATCATATATTGATTTCTCATACATACCATTAACAAAGGTGTTTGATTTGTTTCCATTTGCATCATAATAGTATGCAGTCCCGTCTGTTTGATTGATAGAATCTTTAATAGTCATAGTGTGTCCACTAATATTACCCGTGATAATATCATCTTGTCTGAAGTCTCCACTCTCTATTCCTATTCTTGCCCATTGGGGTTCTACACTTGTTATTGTTCCTTTATGAATAACACCACTTCTTAAACAAGATACAGATTCCCCTAAAAGAAACTTACCTGTTGCACTTACGATATCTGATTTCTGATGTGCAGTTAGATACCTACCACCATAGTTTTTCTTAATGTATTGGTCAAAGGTTCTATTATCTTTCCACCATTCATAGTAGTTGTTCCAATCATTAACTAGAAAGAATGTCCAATGTAAATCTGAATCACCATAAAGATTAGTTGCAACTACATCAGGTCTATCTCCCTCTTGTAGTTCAAAGTATTCATACTCTATTACACTGTTAACTGCTGATTGGTCTATTTTAGACTTTCTAAAGAAGTCTTTAATATTGATAACCCGTCCACTATCTAAAGTGTATTGTATGTCGGGAAAGTTTTTAAAAAATTTAGTAGCCATTATTATCCACCTGTTCGTTGGTCTAGTAGTGAAGCAGAACCACCACCAATATCTTTTCTTAGTTCATTACCTGACTTAGATATACTCTGATAGTTTTCTTGTGTAAGTATTTTGATTTCTGTAAATGATAAAGATAATTCAGTTGCAACAGGATATCCATCTTCAAACATTTTTGTTGAATGATTAACACTTACACTTGTCAATACACAAGGTAAAAATTTCTCAAATCTTTTTTCAATGAGTCCCTCATAAGTGATATCAAAAATGTTAGGATAATTGAAATAAGATTCTGCAGCTCCATCTGCCTCAGCTGCACCATAAGTGTCTGGCAACATTGCAGTTTTAAATGCCCAACATATATCTTCTACCATTACTGCTTCTGCTTGACTTTTAGGGTAGAACTCATAATCAAAAGAATGGTCTCTAAAGTCAACACCTTCAAACACTTGTTCTTCCATAGGGTTTGTTGCTTTACCCCCGATGAAATTTGATATCCCACCAGTTGCAGTATTAGCTAGTTTATTCAATCCACTTTGAATTAATTCTTCTAATGCTTGACCAAAACCTGTTTCACCTTTAAAGCTATTAATTAGATTTCTTTTGTTTGCACCAATTTCCATTGTTGACCAACTAACGTCTGCATCTTGGTCTATACTATCGGGTGCATATAATGCGATTGCAACATTCTCACTTGACAATAAATTTTTGTTATTACCTTCATTACTTTTCGTTCCTTCTCGTTTTTTTCTTGGTCTAGTTGTAAAGACAACATATGAGTCTAATCTTTCAAGAGGATATTGTAAATCCCTAGTCATGGTTAGAGGAACACTTCTTGCAGCTTGTCTAGCTTGATTAGATGAATCTAAATTTGCTTGTAATGATGAACGTCTGTCATCTAATAATTTTTCTGCTTTTGCTTTTTCTGATGCAAGCATGTCTTTATCATATGTCCCTTTATATGATTTACCTTCGAGTTTGGATTTAATCCCCTTTAGAGATTTAACTGCACTGGTTGCTTGATTTACTTTGTCTAATAGTTTGTTGATAGATGCCATTGATTTTTGAACCTAAATACTTAAAATTATGATTACTAGTGTTATTTATGTCTAGAAAAAGTTATAGTGGTAAGTTTAAACCAAAGAACTATAAAAAATATAAAGGCGACCCAACAAAGATTATCTATCGTTCCTTATGGGAAAGACGATTTATGGTTTATTGTGACAATAATCCTAGTATCATTGAGTGGGGAAGTGAAGAAATAATCATTCCTTATCGTTCTCCTGTAGATAAAAGGATTCATAGATACTTTCCCGACTTCTATATAAAGTATGTGAATGCAAAAGGTCAATCTATACGAGAAATCATAGAAGTTAAACCAAAGAAACAACTTAAACCCCCAAAGGAACCTGTAAGAAGAACCAAAAGATACTTAAATGAGGTTGCAACCTATGTTGTCAACCAAGCAAAGTTCAAGGCTGCAAGTGAATACTGCAAAGATAGGAAATATGGTTTCAGAATATTGACGGAAGACCACTTAGTAAAATGAAAAAATTAATAATGTTCGATTTAGACGGAGTTTTGATAGATTCTATATCAAATATGAGACTGTCGTGGGAAAAAACGTGTCAAATACACGATATAAGTGTTCCATTTGAGGAATATGAGAAGGGAATTGGTCGTCCTTTTAAAAATATCATAGAAGATTTGGGTATAAAATACACTTCTACGATAAAAAAGACATATGACACCACCTCTATTGAACTATTAGACCAAATTAAGATATTTGAAGGTGTTCATGAACTACTTGTTGCACTTACAGTTGTAAAAGGACATAAGATTGCAATCTGCACCTCTAAAGATATAGATAGAACGAACAAAATACTAGAGAGAATTGCAACATTTGATTATGTGTGTTCTCCTAAACAAGGACTGAGAGGTAAACCTTCACCTGACCAACTACTTTACACTTGTGCGTTCTGTAATGTTGACCCAAGTGAGACACTTTATGTTGGTGATATGGACGTTGATAGACAAGCAGCCGAGAGAGCTGGGATAGATTTTGTCCATGCAAGTTATGGATATGGTAATGTAAAATGCGAAAAGAGTATACAGAATCCGATAGAACTACTAAAGTTGTTGGATTAATTCCAGCAAGATATCATTCAAGTAGGTTTGAAGGGAAACCACTGGCCATGATTTCAGGAATTCCCATGATTCAACGAGTTTACAATCAGTCTATGCAGTCAAAATCACTGGCTAGTGTTATAGTGTTAACTGATAATAATGATATTTATGACTTCTGTATTTCCATGCGCATGAAGTGTTTGATTGTTAATGAAGATTGTTTTACTGGAACAGATAGGTGTGCAAAGGCAATTAAGGATATCGAAGGAGATGTCTTTGTTAATATACAAGGTGACGAACCCCTGATTGACCCTGAAGCTATTGACAAATTAGTAGAGTCTCATACACTAGGTAGTGTATCGAATGCATATGTTGAACTTGATTTCTATTCTGAAAAACGACATGATAACAATGTAGTTAAAGTAGTGACAGACACATATAATAATGCACTGTATTATTCACGACTAAGTATACCATACGTGCAAAAGGAAGAGACGATTGTTAAACAACAATTGGGTCTCTATGCATTTAATAGAGAATTCTTAGAACTTTTCCCTACACTTCCTATTGGAGATTTAGAGAAAAGTGAATCGGTAGAAATGTTTAGATTTATTGAGAATGGATATAAAGTAAAAATGGTTAAAGTAGAGGACGAGGGATACTCGGTAGATACACCTGAAGACTTGATACGAGTTGAAAAAATAATTAGGAGAAATAAATGACCCCATTAATAATGTTAGAAAAAGAAAGTGATTACGATAAGATTAAAACTATATTCAATGAAATTAGATTGAATTCTAAACCCAAACTAATGACGTTTGGAGATGTTTTAGATGCACCTGAAAAACATTGGAACAGTGTGGTTAAAAATATGTATCAATATGGAATGGGGTTATGTAAGTATGCAGACTTAGAACCATGGAAGAATGATACTAATGAAAAGAACATGAAAAGATTAGAGGGTAATGGAGACAATGCATTCTTTCATGCAAGTAAATGTAGATATCTTGTAGACACTTGGAAAGAAGAAGGTTGGTATTCCTGTCCCCAAGGTGTGGTAAGACCCACTGGAGATATCTTCTTTCACCCAGGCTCTATTAGACAATATGCAATGGTCTTAGGTGATATGAGAGAACAAGAGATTTTCTTATGGGATTGTGGAGAGACAGAAATATTTCCCGAACATGAGATAATTGATTATGAAACATGGAAAGATAAGTTCAAAGTTGAGAGAACACAATGGGTTGATATAAGAGGTATGCCCGAACATGGTTCATTGAAAGGTGGTTTTACAGAAGAACCCCTCTTAGAATGGCATGTAGATGAGGATAGACCAAACTATTATAACACAGCACAACGTATTCAATCTGAAATCTTTAACTTCAAAAAACCTAGACTATTTGGTGTTGCAGAATCTAACATTGTTGAAGCAGCTTTCTCTAGTGACAATACAGAATGTTTGAACATTCATATGAAAAACAATAATCAATTTGAAATGCAAGATTTCAAACACATCTTCAGTATACCTTATGAAGAAAAGATATGGGAATGTGACAAATTTAAAGTGATAAAAACTTTCTAAAAACATAAATAATAGACAATGACTAGTCTATTTGAAAAACTTGATAATGAATCTCCAGCAGAATTGCAAAGGAGAAGTCTAGACAGTCTTGATTGGTTTAGAAATAATGTAAGAGACATTAGAATTAGACAAGACCAAGCACTAAGAGAAGGTGAAGTAGTCACCACTTTAGAGTTAGGTAAAATGTATATGTATTATTATGATGCATTACATAAGGACACTCTACCATATTTTGATAAGTTTCCCTTAGTGGTTCCTATTAGAAAATATGCAACAGGGTTCATAGGTCTTAACTTACATTACATTGCACCTCGTTATAGAATGATTCTATTAAACGAAATGTTTGAGTATTTAAACAACACAAACATGGACGAATCTACGAGGTTTAGAATGACTTACGATTTGTTAAAATCTGTATCTCGATTGAAATACTATAAACCCTGTTTAAAAGAGTATCTCTACAGTCAAATCAGAAGTCAATTCAGTTTAGTCCCCTCTCAATATTGGGAAATGGTTGCAATGTTGCCGATGCAAAAATTTACAGTGAATGCCAATACAGTGTATTCAGAAAGTAGAAGGAAATTTACATGACAGAAATAAATCAATTACTATCACACTTTGACCAAGGTGCAAGAGCCAACAGGTTCAATGTAGAAATTACAAAATCACCATTTGGTAAACTAGACAAGGGTCATAGTTTTAGGTGTGTGTCTGCAACCCTGCCAGGAATATCATTAGGGACAAACACTGAAGATACAGGTTGGTCGGGTAGTAGAGAAATCCCTGATGGGACAATAGACTATGGAGATTCTATTACTTTAGAGTTTATATGCACCAGTGGTTTCTTAGATAGAATCGTTTTTGAACAATGGCAACAAACAATATTTGAAGGAAAACCAATTGTGTCTGCAGATGCAAGAACACAAGGAACACTACGTCAACCAGTTATGACATATTATGAGTCCTACACTGGACAAATACAAATAGAACAACTAAGAATAAGTGGTTCTCCTGCTATGAGATATGAATTTTTTAATGCATATCCTCTAAGTTATAATGAAATGTCTTTAGATGCAGACAGTCAAGAACCCCTATTAAAATTTTCAGTAGATATGGCATATTCAGATTTTATTGTCTCGTATCCTGAAAATACAGACGAACCACGAGTTATAGAACCAATGACTAATGATGCAAGTAGTTCTAGTGGTATAAATACAGGACGTGGACTATTAGATGCAACACTTGATACTCTCAAAGTTGCTTCAAGGTTTAGTCCAAAGGCTGGAGAATACTTAACTAAGTTAAGTTCTGCAGAAACACAACTTACCCGTGCTGGGAACATAGGACGAACAATCCGTGGTCTTGGAATTGGTGGAGATGGTTAATAATTAAAAAAGTGAGGAAAATATAATGGCATTACCTATACAGGCAACACCAACATATACAACTGTTCTTCCTATAAGTGGTCAAACAATAGAATACAGACCATTTCTAGTTAAAGAACAGAATATCTTAGTTCAAGCTAAGGAAGGTGACGATGCAAAACGGACTATGCAATCCGTTAAAAAATTATTGCAAGCAGTGACCAATGACAAAATTGTTATTGAGAACTTACCAACTACAGACTTAGAATGGTTATTCATTCAAGTTAGGAAAGTTTCAGTAGGGGAAACATCAAAATTAATGTTCCCTTGTGGAAATCCTGAATGTTCAGAGACAGAGGATTATGTCCTACATCTCGACAAGATACAAGTTGATGGAGAAGTTCCCGAAGCAAAAGAAGTCATGATTACTGACAAAGTGGGTTTAACACTTAGTGTCCCAACAGTTGAACATGTCGAGAGAATACAAGACCTTGACGAGTCCAACCAGTCGGTAGAACTAATTAAAGAATCTATAGTAAACATATTTGATGAAGAACAGGTTTATGAAGGTGCAGATTTAACTCGAGTTGAGATAAATGAATTTGTAGAATCATTGACTTTTCCTCAACTAGAAGTGTTAGGTGACTGGTATGATAAATTACCAAAACTTAATGCAATAGTAGAGTGGAATTGCAAAACTTGTAGTGAAGAGAACAAGACGAAGCTAGAAGGAATACAGAATTTTTTTTAATAGCTCTTTCTCATGAAAGTGTGTTCAATCATTATAACACTAACTTTCAGTTAATGCAACACCACAAGTATTCATTAACTGAATTAGACAATATGATTCCTTGGGAAAGAGAAATTTACATTAAACTTCTCATGCAACATCTTGAAGAAGAAAAACAGAGACAACAAGCGGAGAACGCAAAGTCTCGTAGATAATCAAGAAGGATAGTATTATGGGTGATAAAGACGAAAAGGATAAGTCAACCAATGAAGTAGAGATTTCCTTAGAGAAATACATGGCTCTTATCGATAAACTCGATGAACAAGAAGATAACATTAAAGAAATGCAAGAGGAAGCTAAGAAGGCACGTGCTGGATTAGAACCCCCTAAAAGAAAAGTAATGGATTTGTTTTTAGATGACAATGACATAAATGAGAAATCTATTAT